ACCGATCGTTACCGCCTAGCCGCTGGCACTATTCAATTAGACGGTGGCGAATTAAGCGAGAGCGCCATCCTATTAGTAGACGTTAAGCGCATCCTGGCACTACTTAAGCCATATATTAAGTTTAACCACCTAGTAACTATTGATAAGGATGGCACTACGCTAACCCTTACCCTAGACGGCAACACGCTGGTAATTCACACGCTAGATTATCAATTCCCACCATATTCCCATATGGTAAGCGATCAATTTAGCCCTATCCCTAGTATCTCGCTTAATCTATCGCTGCTTGCCAGCTTAGATAAGATTCCGCATAACGTTAAGCAACCTACTATTTTAGGATTTACGGGAGATAATAAATGCATACAGGTACGCATGAGCCACGATCTAATTTCATGGGACATTCTGCTTATGCCTATGCGTACCGTTAAGTAACCCCTAGCAGCGTAATATCTGGCACTATTCGCAAGGATAGCGCCAGGTATTCTGCCACTAGGGCAGAATTTCAACCTATGGAAGGGTTAAACATGACTACACTAACTAAGCGCCAGATAACGCAATTAGATATGGATGACGCACGCGAAAGACTACTAACGCATTACCTTAGTGAAGGTACACGCGTCTATACGATCTTGCGCCACGTCAATAGCAGCGGCACTAGCCGCGATATTAGCCTAGTAATAGCACAAGGTAACGATCTAGTAGACATAACCTATTATGCAGCACAAGCGCTAGACGATAAGCTGGTGGAGCGTAACGGGTATAGGGCTATTCGCCAGCATGGCGGCGGGATGGATATGGGATTTAACCTAGTTTACAATCTAAGCAGCGTACTATTCCGCGGCGAAGATCGCGCAGGATACATGCTTAAGCAGGCATGGTTATGACTAACGACATTAACACGGTTAAGCGATATATTGAAGACTTTATCGCCGAAATTGATCGGGATGGATGGTCGGGCCATAGTGCCGATTACATCCTAGGAGCTAGGCAGACACTAGGCCATATTAACGATTTAATTCAAGGCCCGATAAACGTAGCCTATAAAGAATAACCCGCCTAACCCTAGCCTACTGCCAGCGGACCCGCGCCGCTGGTAGTAAGAAAGTGTTAGACACCCGAAAGGGTTGCTTGACTTTCGCGCAAAATTCAATAATAATCACTACTACAAAGCCGAAAGGCGTTAGGGGAGCGCAAGAATGGAAAATGGCAGACTAGAATACTGGAAAATGAAGGCGGAGCTATCACGCAAGGCATTCACCAAGCAGGTCGCGGAAGGCGACAAGCAAGGCGAAGCAGTAGCTAACCTTGAACGCTTTATTCATGCAAAAAATCAAGTAGCAATTTTACAGTCGGGGCAAGATATGTCCTGGCTTATGCCTAATGATGTCGCATAACCAAGGCTTTATTTACGATAGCGAAGCTGGCGAGTGGCTATTCACCTGCACCGCTTGCCAGCAAACTATCTACGGCCCGACACGCAAAGATCTGCAATACCAATATCTCAAACATGCAATAATCAGACCCATGGAAGCGCGACTATGCGCTGCCATTTACTAGAACGGATAAAGATATGACCACACAAGACCAATTAGACGATCTAACCACCACTATCGGGGAAGCACTACGCGAGACATGGTTAAAGGGCTACACTACCGCAGCTAGCGAAGTGCTAGCCAATGCTATCGCTGATTTAGAGCAACGCGCTAAGAGCGCAGGCAATGAAAGTGTAGTTACTGGACTTGAAATTGCTATCGCTATCCTAAAAGAGCAATTGAAGTGATTATTTTTTTAGCTCTAATTGCAAGCCTGATCGGCGTTAGGGTAGCGGACATGCTACATAGGTGGGAACAATGAACTTTGACTCAGATATGCCAGCACTATGTCGGACTACCGACCCAGACATTTACTTTCCCGACCCGATGAAGTCGCGCCAACTAGCAGGACCAGCAGGGCAAGAGATAGTGGCGCAGACTATTGTCGCGCTTGACCTATGTAAAGCCTGCACAATTCAGCAGGCATGCCTACAATTTGCGGTCAATAACCGTGAGTTTTACGGTATATTTGGTGGCAGTATGCCATTTGAAAGAGAAGCAGTAATAGCCGAATTAAAGGGGCAACCTACTGCCCTACCGTTTTATACCAAGCTACGTAAAGCAGTCTTGGAGATACGAGAGGACCTAGTATGCCCACCAATTCCACAACCAAACAGACCTTATACCCCGTACGTAGAATACTTGCCACCCTACTCTCCCTTATCCTCATCTCAGCAGGAGTAGTAATCGCCCCATTTAACCCTCTAAAGGCTGAATTAAGGGCATCTGACGGCTATGTATGGACCAAGAGCGAAGTCAAAAGATGGACAAAACTGCTCTGGCATACCTCTAAGGCTGAGTGGAAATGTCTCTATGATCTGAACATGCAAGAGAGCAAGTGGGACTACAAGGCAGTCGGGGCTAAGACTAGCCAGGGTAGGGCATACGGAATTGCCCAAGCCTTGCCAGCTGATAAGTATGAATACATATCCAAGGACTGGAGAACTAACCCAATGACGCAAGTCGTATGGCAAAAAAAATATATTGAAATTCGCTACGCAGGAAAGCCCTGCTATGCTTGGAAGCACGAATTGAGAAGGGGATGGTACTAATGCTACCTAAGATTTATTTTCACATATTGGCTAAGGATAAGAGCAAGGTAATTGACTATTGGCTAGAGCAGAATCTAGATAAGATAGATTATCCAAAGGATCGGATCGGCTTATTCTTCAGGACTAACAATAACAATGACGATACCAGAAGAAGAATAGATAACTGGATGGATGACCAAAAGGAACGTGGCATAGACTGGTACGACATGGTGCTAGATGACGAAGATGTACCAGAGCCAGTCCAGAACTTTGGCGTACACGAATGGAATCCAACCAGGTTCAAAGTGCTAGGCAAGCTACGCGAGGAAGGAATAGCAGACGCTAAAGATCTAGGCTATGACTTCTATTATGTCTGCGACGTGGACAACTTCCTAATGCCGCACACGCTACGAACTTTGGTTAGCTATAACTTACCTGTAGTAGCCCCGATGTTGCGCTATGCGGTGGTGGATGAACAAGATCGCCACGCGCCATACTCAAACTACCATTTCTTAGTGAACGATAACGGATATTTCTTGGATGAGATTAACTACTATCGTGTACTCAATGGCGAGATACGTGGACTAATTAAGTGTGATGTGGTTCACTGCACCTATCTGATCCGCGCCGATATATTGCCACAAGTTAAGTACGTCAATGGCTCTGATGACTACGAGTATGTAATCTTTAGCGACACGCTACGCGATCTAGGTATCCCGCAATACTTGGATAATCAAGAGATATACGGATACTTAACGCTGGATGAGAACGTAGAAGCATGCAAGAAGTGGATGAAGGTGCTGGCAGATGTCAAGAGATAACGACTCAGATAAAGCACTGCCTTATATCATAATAACAATCGTAGCTTTACTAGCCTTGACTGGTTGGGTATTTAGATGACTCACGATGAACTATTAAAGAGAATAGATAGGCGTTCTGTTGGTGCCTCTTTGCTTGACTCATCTGCCTGGAAATCCTTGCGTGCAGTAGTAGAATTGCATACCCCTGATTGGCGAAACCAATGTTCTCACTGTATAGAACCTAACGACTATGATGAGTTGAATAAGAACTATCTTTACCCTTGTCCTACTATTCAGGCTATTGAGAAGGAGTTAAAATGATTTGTGGTTGTGGCTACGGCCCAGGAAAAGAACGTTGTGATATCCATAAAGGGCCTATTTTGTGGATTAGAACAATAATTGAAAGTATTAAATGGTGGGTAAGTTATACAGTATTAAGAAAAAGAGAAAGCACAGCATATTTATTTTGGGATAATGTAAAGGAACTGGAATGAGCGCCAAGCCAACTGAATTACGCAAGCTCGTAGCCCTGCTAGATCAAGAAGCACCAAGCGCCGAGTGGTTAGCCAAAGAAGTATTTGATATGGTTGAAAGCATGCTCAAAGCACGGGAAAGATACGTAGTATTTGCAGTCCACCCAAGCCTTAACTTGGTCCAAGCAGTTGGACCATACGATACTAAGAAGCAGTTGGAGAAAGATTGGTTCAAGCGCATCGGTGCATATGATCGCAACAGCAAGGCCGTATTTGCGTTACTCAAAGATCCTGATACAATTAACACTATAGAGAAGTGATGTGGTGTATCCGTTCCACTACATCTAGTCTGCTCCTGCTACCCTTCCAGCAGTTGTAGCGACACAAGTAAGGCCACCCGCAAAGGTGGCCTTTTTGTTTTAGGTACTTCCCCTTTACCTAAACTTTATGTACTCCCGTAGCATCTTTATAATAACCATAAGCACCTTTAACTAAATAAAACGGTGCAGGTGGTACATTTAATTGCGAGTATGGTGCTTTGCCAATAACATTGTAAAATGAAGGCCAAGTAAAATCAGGAAAAACTGGATTAACATTATAAGTGAGCACTGGGATTATGTATAGACCTACTGTATGGTCGCACACTTCCATAAGCCAATTACGTTGTTGGCTATCGGGTTTGTATTTATCAATCGTTGGGTCAATTAACATCTCGGCTAACTCGTGCGCCATAACAGTAACTAATCCAGGTAAATACTTAGCGGGCATTATTGTTTTACCAGCAAAAGAAATTGATTTTATATACCTACCAAGAGGTGAACGGGATGAACCATAAGGTTGGGCTTTAATGTAACCAATGGGTTGTCCATTCAAGATTTCGTGATACCCAAGAGCGATGCCTTCCATAGCAGGATTAGGAAACTTATCCACAATACAGATATTCCAGCCATTGGTACGCATATTACTATAAGCGATTGGGTTGTTTGGTAATTGCCAAGCCGCGCATACTTGATTTGAGAATAAGGTTAATGCGTGGGCAATGGTAAAAGCATCAGCATTATTTATTACTTTAGATTCATTAACTAGGTTGATAGTCATTATTACCTCTTTGGGTTGTCGGTGCTGTAGAAGCCTGACGCATTAAACTTAACTGGGATTGCACCCCACACACGAGACATCAAGGTATCACAGCAGAATGGATTGTCTCCCTCTGCGTGGATAGAACGCTCTAACTCTTGCACTCCACCACATACATTACATTTGTAGTCATACTTTGGCATTTATTGACTCCATTGATCTGAGTTTATTTGCTGGCACATACCAACTACTATCATTAAACTTGTATTCATCTTCCATGCAATCTATCCCATAAGCCCAACCAACTGCCGTGTAAGGATGGCTTACATAGTCCTGCGGGTTTTGTTTTGCTGGCTTGGTAGCAAGCCCACCAGTTATTAAAACATATCTTAAATCTGGTTCATCTCTTACGGTAAATCTTAACTTAGCATTTGAGTTGAATGAGTAGCGCACTTCACCCCAGCCTGGTATATCTAACTCAGATTTCCACTTATTAAAGTGTGGTAGAAATTCAGTATCACCCATCATGCGAGCAAACGCCAACTCAGATCCAGCGCATACTGCGTGTTGCCACAACTCCCACAAATCACCCTCAGCGTAATTCATATTGCGAGTTGGGTTGCCAAAGTATGGCTTCTGCCTTTGGTATCCAACCTCAACACAAGCAGCTTCTTCTTGCGCTGTTAAAGAGTAAGTCCACATTATTCTACCTCGTAGTTAAGCGGACAGTCTTCAGTGCAATTCCAGACCAAGGTATGATAAGCCTTGTCTTCAACTTTAACTACTTCGGTATAGCAGTCGGCAGTATGGATGGGTTCCATCACATCTCTACTTCTTCCTTGAACGGCGACTGCCCACCAAGGTTATTGTTCAAGCGACGCAACGCACCATCTACCTTGCGGTGTGCGGTGCTATCAGATACGCCAAGCGTCTCAGCAATATCGCCATAGTTTAACTGCTCGTAGAACTTCATTTGCAATATGAGTTTATCCTGCGGATCTAACTTAGCCAGCGCACGGCGTATATCAAACAACTGGATAACATAGTTACCACCTTCAGCTGGGTTGCCCCCGCCAGATACCTTTGGCTTACTGCCATCAGTAGTATTAACTACATCTTCCCAAACAAACGGAAGCAACTCACTCAAAGTGATCGGTGAGTAATAGGCTTCATCATCCAATTGGTAACCAAGTTGTTGCGCCTTACGCTTACGACAATACTTATCAGCATGGCGGGTAAGTGTTTTACCTAGTTGGCGCATGCCACCCTTGTATACATCCTCACCCTGGCTATGATCTAACCAAGCACGGACTTTATCTTCACGGCGCACTACCCATACCAGCAACTCTTGACGAACATCAGCCACGTCAAAGTAAGTATGGTATTTGCGGTGAACAATACGAGATACCTGGCTCGCAATATCAGTAGCTTCGCTTAACCAATCGCTCATTCTTTAATCACAATCGGTAGTAGGTACTCAGGAAAATCTATCGTGGCATTAAAATGGATATTGAAATCATGCTCGTTAGTATCAGCACGGGTCAGTCCAAAGATAGGATCAAAGCAACGCAGCGCCCTTGCAGGCATCAGCAATAGCGCATCGTTATAGCGGATAGCGATACGATTAAAAGCATCTGGACGATCTGTTGTAGGTTCAGTAAGCCAGATCTGTTGCAACTTCTGATACGGAAACTTAACTTCAGAATTGGCGTTAGACTTCATCCACTTAACTTCAAGCCCGCCGATGTAGTTGGCATAGCCATTACCATGGTTAATGTTCACCAAGAAATCTATAAAGTAATAGCGTGGTGTAGGGTAGAAATCCCAGTTATATTCTTTGGATAACCATGTAGCTACTAACTGCTCACGGACACCATCGCCACCAACTTGGCGTATTGGTTCAGACATCATTTACCAGCGCCACACCTTACCCTCAACGGTAAACGAGTTCTTTACAATTGGTACAAGTTGTGGCATAACTGTTTGACCATCAACATGCAAGATACCAAAGCCTTTGTTCCATGTAAATAAACCAGCCTTGATGTAACGAGCATAGCGATAATCCATTAGGTTACCAAGTTCCATACCCCACACGGTCTTAGTCTTACCAGCCCAGCCTTGTGTATGGTGTGTAAGTCCTGCTCTATGTGTATGTCCACAAGCAACTGACATACCTGCTCGCTTAGCCAAACCTAGTGCAGTAGCACCAGCAGTTGGTTGTACGTTGCCTTCATCACCGTGCATGAGTAACCAGCCTGGCGCAATCTCGTATGGATCATGGTGGTATTCAATACCAAGTTCATCCAAGCGTAGGAATTGTTCAATCTCTAGTTCAGGTAGACCAAGAAACCCTGGCACCTTTGATTTAATCTTATTGTATAAACGATCTGAGTGGTTACTGCGAACCATATGCTCAACAGTTAAATCCTCTAGCAACTTAACAGTGATGTCGCGGTGTCTTCCCAAGTCCCGCTGCCATTCACCCTCGCCGCCCTCTTCCCAACGACTGATCTGCGGGAAGTCAATCTCATCTCCGCATGTTGCAACTACATCTGGTTGGTATGCACGGATGAACTTCTTGATTGCGTTGGTTGCACCAACATCGTGGTACGGGCTTTGTAAGTCTGAAAGGATAACTATTGTTTTCATTTGTTACTCTCCGATTTCATAAATAAAACCCAATGTGTACCCATTCTTTTTCCAGATGGATGCCCCAAAACTGGCTTGTGCTGGGGGGGG